GGACTTCAAGTCCACTGGCACCTTCACCTGGACCAAAGGCGTTAAAGACGCTGACTACCAATTGCAGCTCAGCATCTACCGCTGGCTTAACCCGGACATCATCAAGCAGGACACCGGAGCAGTACGCTTCTTCTTCACCGACTGGGCCGCCTACAAGGTACAGAGCGAGAAGGGTTATCCAACCCATCCCGTGATGACGAAGAACATCCCATTGCTCACGCTGGAAGAAACAGAGGCGTACATCGGCAACAAGCTGGATATGTTCGACAAGTACAAAGACGCTGATGAAACCACGATCCCTGAATGTACCGACGAGGAACTGTGGCGCAGACCAGACGAGTGGAAGGTCTACAAAGACCCCAACAATCTGAAGCGTTGTATGTCAGGGGGCAAGTTTGATAACTCTGCCGCTGCCAGTCTATTCAATCAAGAGAAGACCGGAGGCGCAGGCTTCATCAAGCACATACCCGGCCAGGTCGGAATGTGCAAATACTGTGACGGCTTCGAAGCCTGTACGCAGAAGGATCGCCTGATAGCCGACGGCTCATTAACCTTCTAAGGGGAACCAATGAAAGATTACGACCAAATGGAATTCCACCCTGACGCTGAGAAGCTGGTGAAAATCCTCTGTAACAAAACGCAGAACACCAATCCCCTGTTCTTCAGAGTGATGGTGGCCTATTACTTTTCACTGGTAGCATCAATGATGCGTACCCAGATCGATACCATGGACAGGGGATTACTCCCCGTCAACTTCTATGGTTTCAACCTTGCTACCTCTGGTGCAGGTAAGGGACATTCCACCAACATTATCGAGGACCAGGTCATAGACCAGTTCCGACATAATTTCGTGGAGAGCACCCTGCCAGTACTGGTAGAGCATAACCTTCCAAAGATTGCCCAGGTACGCGCTGCTCGCAAGCAAACCGACCCTGATCATGAATTGGAAGTAGCACGGGCAGAGTACGAAGCATTGGGGCCTATGCTCTTTGTATTCGACTCAGCCACTCCGGCAGCTCTAAAGGATATCCGGCACAAGCTACTGTTAGCTGAAGCCGGTGCCTTGAACCTGCAGATCGACGAGATCGGGACGAACCTTACCACAGTGGCAGAGGCACTCGGTCCATACTTGGAGATGTATGACGTTGGAAAGATCAAGCAAAAACTTACCAAGAACACTGCCGAGAATAAGCGACGCGAAGAGATTCACGGTAGGACACCTGCGAACTTCATGGCCTACGGTACGCCTAGCAGGCTCATGGATGGTGGGAAGACTGAGGAAGAGTTTTTTGGGCTTCTCGATACGGGTTATGCACGCAGATCGTTCTTCGGTTACGCTAAAGGTCACGTTAGACCCGTAGGCTTAACCAAGGAACAGATACTCGCACAACGTATCTGCAAGGGTACGGACACGTTCATGGAAACCATGTCAGATAGATTTGGTGACCTCGGCGACGTGGCACAAGCCCATAAGAAGCTGCAAGTTTCAGAACTCGTAACACTCCTGTTCATCGAGTACCAGATGGACTGTGAGGCTCGCGCTGATAAGCTCAACGAGCACGAAGAAATGCGGAAAGCAGAGCTGGGACACCGACACTTCAAAGCATTGAAGCTCGCTGGTGCCTACGCTTTCGTAGACGGATGCCCAGAGATTACGGAACAGCACGCCTACTACGCTATTAAGTTAGCGGAAGAATCTGGCAAAGCATTCCAGGATCTACTGACCCGTGACCGCCCGCATGTAAAACTGGCAAAGTACCTGTCCTCCATAGGACGCAGAGTAACGCACGCAGACCTCATCGAAGACCTGCCCTTTTATAAAGGTGCAGCAGCGATAAAAGAGGAGATGCTGAAACTCGCTATTGCGTTCGGATACCAGAATTCCATGATCATCAAGAAAGAGTTTACTGATGGTGTGGAGTTCCTGAAAGGGGAAACGCTACAGAAGACTGACCTGAGTTCGCTGATGGTTAGTTACAGTCAAGATATCGCCACGGGGTACAAAGAAGATACCTGCAAATTCGAGGATCTGCATAAGATGACTCAGCACGCAGGGGTTCATTGGTGCAACCACTCCTTCCGAGGAGGGGCGAGAAACGAAGACTGTACCATTCCTGGTTTCAACATGATCGTACTCGACATTGATGACGGTGTTCCTATGAGCACTTGTCAGATGCTGTTGAAAGAGTACAAGGCAATGTTCTATACCACCAAGTCCCACCAGGTGGAAAAGAATGGACTCGTCTGTGATCGTTACCGTGTGGTCATCCCTACCAACTTCAAGCTGGAGTTGGATCGGGAGGACTACAAGGAGTTCATGAAGAACCTGTTCGATTTCTTGCCGTTCACGGTAGATGAAGCAACAGGTCAACGTGCCCGTAAGTGGATGTCAAACCCTGGAAGCTACGTGTACCAGGACGGCAAGCCCCTCGATGTCCTGCCATTCATACCCAAGACCACCAAGAGCGAATCTTTTAAGCAGCGCGTATTGGATCAACGGGGAATGAATAACCTGGAGCGTTGGGTACTCAACAACACAGGGGATGGCAACAGGAACAATATGTTACTGAAGTACGCCATGATCCTTGTGGATGCTGGGCAGGACTTCATTCAGATTAACGACAATGTTGTGTCGCTGAATGACAAGATGGCTGACAAGCTAGATGAGGCTGAGATCCTCAGTACCATCATGGTTTCTGTTACCAGAGCCATCGGGAAGCGTTAATTACAAGGGGGCGTTCCTCGCCCTCTGGTGAACAATACAGGAGCAGTCTATGACTGATGTAATAAATGACAATCTCGTATTCGTTACGGGCGAGTCCACCACAGGTAAGTCAGCCTCGCTGATGAACCTGAAAAACCAGGAACAGTGGATGTATCTGAACTGCGAGGCCGGTAAGAAATTACCGTTCAGGTGGAAAGGACGACAGCACACCATTACCAACCCCTTTCAGGTCTATGAAGCATTCAACGCAGTAGAACAGAATGCAGATGGCGTGATAGCGGTACCGGGAGTGGAGGGCATCATTGTTGACTCCGCGACATTCCTTATGGATATGTTCGAGAGTGTCCACGTTCTGCCAGCAGCAGACACCATGAAAGCATGGGGGCAGTATGCCCAGTTCTTCAAGAACCTGATGCAACAGTATGTTGCACGCTCTACCAAGGACGTGGTCTTCACCGCGCACACGCTCGATACTTATAACGAGAAGAAGCTGTGTACGGAAACCAAGGTGCCTATCAAAGGTTCCCTGAAGAACGTCGGACTGGAGTCATTCTTCTCATTGGTCATCTCGACCAAGCGGATGGAACTGACTGAGCTGAAGGGGCAGGAAAGTGCCCTACTGAATATCACACCGCAAGAAGAAGCCCTTGGCTTCAAGCATGTGTTTCAGACTCAGCTCACCAAGGAAACGGTGCATGAACGCATCCGTGGCCCGATGGGGATGTGGGACCAGAAAGAAACCTTCATCGACAACGACATCCAGTTGGTATTCAACCGACTCCATGAGTACTACGGTACAGAGGCGCAAGCAGCATGAGCAGAGTAGCCGAGATAGAGAACAACCATCGTCAGATGGTTTCTGGATTGGTTAAGGACGGTGGCGACATCGCCGATGATCTCAATGGTAGCCCTACGGAGCATCGTTCTTTGATGAACGTGGTACGCAACATGATAGAGGCCGGTTTACAACTGGACAATATCAAGAAGCAAACCATATACAACAAGAACCTGGGCCTCCGTTACAGCGGTGGCCAAATCCCTGATCCGATCGAAGCTGATCAAGCACACCTGTTGCACATGGCAATTGGTATCGTTGGTGAAGCGTCCGAACTGTTGGAAGCTGTGGTCAACCACATCGACGGTGAGCGTTTGGATATTGAGAACGTAGTCGAGGAACTCGGCGACATTGAGTTCTATATGGAAGGCTTCCGTAACGGAGTCGCCATGACGAGGACAACTACCCTAGCACAGAATTACGCAAAGCTGGGTAAGCGGTACGAGGGGTTCACCTACTCCGACCAGGCCGCAACAGACCGCGCTGACAAGGCGTAACAACAACTGCAATACAAGGAGGACTTATGTCCCTACTCGCAGGATTAGCAACACAGAATGATGTGTTGGAAACAGAAAAAGATAGCGTCGGATTCTCTGGCCCTATCGACTCGGCACTGTACCCGCTGGAAGTAACCATGGCTTATTTGATTAAGTCTGCAAAGGGTGCACTGGGACTGGTAACTCACTTCAAGGCAACTATGCCCGACGGTGGTTCCCGTGATCTGCGCCAAACCGAATACGTCACCTCTGGTGATGCGAAGGGTAACAAGAAGTTCTATGTCAAAGACGGTCAGAACTTCCCACTGCCTGGTTATTCCTGGGGCAACAGCCTCTGCCTTCTGGCAGGCGGAGCGCCTCTCGACACGTTCGAGACAGCAGCCAAGGACATCAAAGTTTGGGACTCTGCTACTAAAGCCGAAGTCATCCAGACTAAAGAAGTTCTGGTCGGCTTGATCGGCAAGACTGTCCTCGCAGGCGTATTGCGCCAGACCGTGGACAAGAACGTGAAGGATGCACAGGGTAACTATGTGCCTTCAGGTGAGACCCGTGATGAGAACTTGATCGACAAGTTCTTCCACCCGACTAACCGCAAGACTGTCGCCGAGATCCTGGCACAGGACGGCGCAGAGTCAGGTGTCTTCGTTGAGACCTGGGCAGACAAGTTCACTGACAGTAACAAGGACTTGTCCACCAAAGGTGCAGTAGCTCCAGTAGCAGCCGGCAATAGCTTCGGTGAGCAGACTGCAGCAGCAGCACCCCAGGTCACAGATAGCCTCTTCACTACTTGAAACGAGTAGCTGTAGTAGGTGTGGACCCCGGGGCGAAGGGGGCATTCTGCCTCCTGATCCCGGAAACCAAACAGATCATGTTTCGCAACACCACAGACAATGGACGAGAGCTGCTCGACTGGTTTAACCAGATCGACGCCGAGTTTAATCTAATGGTGTGCATGGTAGAGGAGGTCGGATTCATACGAGGCTCCGCAGGTAAATCAACCATCAACTTCGGACGCAGTATTGAGCGAGCGAACATCTTTGCGGAAATCGCAGAGGTGTCAAAGGACTCGGTACGCCCCAAAGCATGGCAGAAGTTTATCGGTGTAGTCGTACCTCAGAATCTTGCAGGCGAAGCTAATGCGAAGAAGCGACCACTCTTCATCAAGAAGGAAGTCGCCAGAATAGCCAAAGAGCTATACCCAAAGGCAGATCTGTTTGGCCCTAAAGGCGGGTTGCTTGATGGGCGGTCAGATGCACTTATGATCGCCCATTACGCGGCACGTACAATAAACTTGCAATAGGGGAACCCAATGCAAATCAAGTTAGACGACGCCGACTTTAAGTTGGCAATACAGCAGTACCTTGGAGCTTCGGGAATCAACGTCAGCGTTGACAACCTGGAATTCAAGATCGGACGTAACCCCACAACAGTGGGTGTTGAGATTACCGTAGGCAATGCCAACGCACCTGAACCTACCTTGGCGATCGTGCCAGAGAAGGTAGCGGTCAAGAAAGCCATGTCCAAGACGGTAGCACCCGAGCCAGAGACTGAAGCAGCACCCGAAGTGGTTAGTGCTGAAGCGTTCGAAGCAGCGGTAGCAGCGACACCGGAAGTTGAGGGTGCCGAAGAAGAAGTACCCGACAGCGTAGAAACCAAGAGCCTCTTTAGCTAGTAGCTATGGAGTTCCTGGGCAACCTTGTTAAGGGCTTACTGTCGCTTATTGGTGCAGCCTTACTAGTAGGATTTGCCTGTGTGGTGATTTTCGCCGTCGGGCCGATCCTATCGGTAGCCTTCCTGATAGCACTGGCCGTAGGAGGAATACTCCTACTGGCCAGCGGCATCTACCATTACCTGACTGATAAGAACTAAATCAATCTACCGCAGCAGAGACAGCTTGTATTGTAGCGATCTCCGGAATCGCACCAAATATCTCTGCTGCGCCCATCCCCACATTCCCAGGCCACTTGGTCAACATACTTGAATCCAGTATGTCTGACACGTTGCCGAACTGATCTTGCAACCCGAGCAAGGCCAGAGCACCTGTAGGATTCTCCTTCACGATCTGAGCCAGTACCACTTGGATTCTCAGATAGTACTTGGTGAACCACAGCAAACCAGTGTCATTAAGATACTGCAGACCCTTATGTGTAGGCACGTCATAGTTGACGAACGCTGCACGGGCAAACCGCAGGGACTCTTCTTTCGACAGAGGATTCTTCGCACGATTGATCATGTGCTGGTGCATCACGTACCTGGATGTGAAGTCACTGAAGATAGTGGCTGAATTCAACAACTTATAGAACCCGCTATCGTGGGTCATCACCAGATTCTTGCCTACGTCCCTGGCGACCTGAACACCTGTGTTCTCGGAGTCAGCGTAAGTATGCTCATCTATCCAACGAGTCATCTTGCTCTTATAAGAATAGTCATCTTGCTCTTGGCCGATATCCTCGACCAGCGTCTGGAACATACCAGCTTCCACCAGGTCAGCGACCGGGCTACGAGCCAGTGCGTCATTCAACGCAGCGATACGAGTTGTGGCAGCCTTCGCGCTGATCACCTTATTCTGACCGTCAGGAACCTGGAGCAATCCCAGATCCAGACCACGCTGGAGCTTGTCACGCTCTTTACGATTATTCTGATAGGTCATGGTAGCTGAATACGCCAGGATCTTATTCTTCACGATATCCTGTATTGGCACACCTGCCAGCAGCAACACAGTGAAGTTACTGGATTCGTTACCAATCAAAGTCCACAGGTTCTTTATAACCCAGATGTCTTTGACCTCCTTCACCACCTCCTGCCACATATCTTCTGCTTGCACAGCTTTCAATGCTGCCTTCTTGCCCAACACCTTCGGTTGATTATTTTCATAATCCCAACCCACGGGCACTCTCTCAAGCAAACCAACCACAACTTTTTCCAAACCATTACGCTCAGCACTATCCTTCTCGAATGCCTCACCGATGCTGTACTTGCGGTAGCCGAACGCGATGTTATACATATCATTGCGGACCCACATCCCATCCCTTCCCCATACTTCACGGATGTATTTCTTCGTGTCGTCGGGCAGCAGCCTGAACCGTTCCCGTACCTTGGGATCAGTGGAGTCCTCGCTGAAATCAATGAACGCATTGGTATCCTCGACAAACTTGGTATCGAATACCGCCTTCATCGCATCCACCCCAGTACGGCTCATGGCAGGACTACGTTCCTTGTCCAGAGTAGACGCAGCCAGGTGGCCCATAATATCGTCAACCCGGGTATTGGAATCCATCACCCTACGCTTCGTGGCTTCGGTCATCATGTAGCGATAGTTCGCTGCTTTGCCGTAGTTATTGATAACAGGCGCCATATAGTTAGGCACCTCCTCACTACGGGGATCATAAGCACTGGGGTCGGTAGTAAACATATCGTCTACCAGTGTTCCCCTGGCCGCCTCAATCGCATTGTTGTCGCGCTGGTTGTACGGGTTTGCCGTACCACTGTTATCGTATACCCCATTGTGGACAGCCGTACCTTTGATCGATCGGTTCACCATTGGCATGAAACCAGACACAGTAGGATTCAGCCCACCGTCGCGGACAGCCCACATGAACTTCGCTTCAGTATCCACCGCGGTAGGGTCTTGAGACAGAGGCTGGCCATCGACCAGGGTGTACCCGGCTTCCTTGAGCTGCACACCCTCTTCTGCCGTCGCCATCAACACACTGATGTGTGGGTTCATGATCTCCTTGGTATAGCCCTTGATCATCTGGAACTTGTTATCTTTAAACGTGTTCTCAGCGGCCTCTTGCTTCATACCCAGGTGCATACGCAACAACGTATCCACCCCATTACCACCGTCACTTCGACCCATCTCAGAGCGGGCTAAGTCGGCGACAGCCGAACGTGCCGCTCGACCTGTAGCCTTTAGCGCATAGAGCGAGGTCAACTGATCAATCGTCGCCCTTGTTTGTGGCAGATTGTCCGGCGCTCCCTGCCGTTTGGTGTTGGCCTTTAATGCTATGTTGTACGCGTTCAGCATCAGGTTGGGAGATTTGTTCTCCCCTGTGGTCATGAACCACCCCAGATCCTTAGCTTGGCGTATATAGTAGAACTGGTCCGGCCCAGCTAGGCTGGCCTCCAACGCTGCAATCTTGGCATCCCGTACACCCTCATTGCTGATGAGCATTTCAATCTCAGCCGATGACAGGTCACCGTGGAATACTGACAGGTCTGTTTTAACGAGCACCTCGGTCAATGACCGAAGCTCTCTCTCAGACATCACACGGTCGAAGGACTCTTCCACATACTTCTTGGTTTCCATCATGACGTGCTTACGGGTCTGCTCATGCAGGTTGGCCATGTCCAGTAACTTGTTAGCCAGGTGCAGGTCTTCTCTGCCGTTACGCATCTCATTGATGATTTCACCCAGCACACCCAGACGGCCATTGATCTCGCCATCGCGCATACGCTTGAGTTCGTCCATGAAACCTTCGACTTTCTCACCTGCTACCACCCGGCTGATGGTTCCCGTCAACTCAACAGCAGCGAATCGGCTGTTCTTGATCATTCTGGAATTAGCCGCTTTCAGTACCGTATCGCGCACACCGTCGGCCACTTTCTCACCAGCCTTGGCAAAGACATTCTCCGCACGGTCTTGTCTACGCTTCAGGGTCGCAGCCTTCTTGGCCTCGATCCTAGCCATAGAGATGGAGAGTTGGTGTACCGCCTTATCCAGCCGCTGCCCCTGTACCGTCTTGGTGACCAGTCGGCTTATAATGTTAGACAGTATCTCCAGTATCATATTGATCTTAGTAGCCAAGGGCTGACCACCGAACCTCTTATTATCCACAGGGACATCCAGCTTTTGCATAGCCTCATTCAGGGGCTTGTACGCCAGTGTGGCAGCAGCAAACCTGGACAGGTAATCTGACTCGGCCCCGGTGTCCTGCACCTTGAAGATGGCTATGTGGGCTGCTGTGGCGATATCCTGGTCTACCTTGGAAGCAGTCGCCCAGTCACCGTCCAATAAGTCCTCCACTGTGATCTCTTCACTGGCTTGCTTGAACGCTGCCTGTAGCTCCTTGCGGGCCATGGTAGAGCTGTTTATGGACTCACGGACAGTCACCTCTACGGATTCCAGTACCATGGCTTCCTGATCGGTCACCTGTAACGCCGCCTGAAGCTCTGAGGCGAAGGGTAATCTTCCTTCTACCATCGACTGCAGGTACACATCTTCTGCTGTGGTGGGCGCCTGTCGCAGTGCAGCGGCCCGTATAGCACCGGATGTACCGTAGGCAGCCCTTACTGTGGTAGCCAGCACGCTTTTAAGGTGCTCAATGAAACCAGGATCATTCAGGTTCCGGCTGTTGGTGCGTCCCAGGCCATCGAAGATCTGCTCCGAGGTATAGGCCATCGGGTCAGTGGTAGCCATGAAGTTCTTGGTATCCACATCGGCCAATGCTTGCTGTACGTTCTGGGTGTTCTCAAAGAGTAAACCAGTGTTAGCAATCATGATGCCCATGCCATTCTCGGCAGCGAGGTTAGCCTTCGCACCGAACAGGACTTTCACCATCCCACGGATGAAACCACGGATACCAGACTCTTGGCTCCGTTGGCTTGCTGTACTGGGCATGGTGAGTTTCGCCATCACCTGCAGTTGGAAGTTACTGTTGGTCATACCCCAAGCAACCAGCTCTTGGACATCAGAGGTCGCTGCCCCGAATTGATCCATCAGACCATTATCTTCCACATACTTTCGGGCCAGGTCGTTCAGGGCAATAAGCTCCTGTGTACCTTCCCAGGCTGACATATCGTTGGGGTGTACCTTGTTCTTCGGTACATTCCGCAGCCGGTGTATATTCTTGGTTAGGCCACCGTGAGTCATCTCATGGAGGAGCAGCTCCGCAGAGATCCCGGAGTTGACGAAGGCTGGGGATTTAACCCGGATCACACCTTTGTGATACCAACCCAAACCAAGGTTAGTACCTTCTGCTTCGTTACCTACTACCGTGGTATCAGGCTGGATCAGCTTAATGGGCATTTCCAGATCGACTGTCTTGGCTATCTGCTGTAACAGGCCCATACGGAACTTGGCAGTAATAGCGTCGGGTGAGTTCGCTTTGATCGACTTGACCAGTATCGGGATCATCTTCCGAACCGTCATATTCTCATCGGCTTCAAGTGCAGCGGTGATCGCGGCATCACTGACACGGCTCGACTCCCCTACGAGACCCCAAGGGGTCTCTTCAGGAGCCGGCCTGCCAATAACATAGGTAGGAAGAATACCGTCCTTAGTGAATAAGGGAGCAGACTGTGCATCGGAGACTTGGTCTTGGGCGTACTCTTGCCCCCGTAGAGTCTCCAGCTTCTCTTGTGCGGTTGCGCGGTCTTCGTCGGTGACAGCGTAGCTGCCTCCTTCCTGTGCATACTGGTCAACCACATACATCTCAGTGAGGGATTCCAGCTTGCCGATCTCAGCCTCAACCGCTATGGCTTTCTGGTCAGCAAGGAAGTCCTCGGTGATCTGGATAAAGGTCTGTGTATTACCGTCCTCGTCCTCAACCCCTTCAAAGGCGTAGGGACGTTCCTGGCCCAAGCGAATAGGCATCTCCGCGGCGCCCACTACATCAGAGATACCTGGGTAGGTTTCTTCCAGAGAGGCCAAACCAGTAAAGCTGTTTTCCAGTGCCTGGTGTATTGACAACGGCAGGGAATAATTCAACATCTGTTGATAGGTCTGCTTATTCAGTGCCTCGGCACCTGACAGCATATTCTCCAGTCCCAGCAGGTGAGCATCGTGAATGTTCATCGCAGCACCGGACTCAATATCCGTCCCCATGGCGGAGTGGGAGATCGCGCTATCCAGTGCGTGAACCAGTAATACAATGGCACGCACACCAGGATCGGAGGATACCGTCTTACGTCCGGCTACCCCCATCTGCTTAGTCTTGCCGCTAAACTCAACAATCTGTTGCCGGCTCTTATCCTCAAAAGCCAACTGTCTATGGACTGACTCAAAGGAGAAACCATTGTTGATATCACCACCTGTGCTCATCGCCGTGTGTGCGATAGGCGCTATGGCTTCCAGTGACTTATAGATGCTCTCCAGTTCAGCGGTAGACAGGTCTTGCAGTATCAAGCCGGTCTTTGTGGTAGCGCCAGGATTCTCAGCGAGTATCAGATCCTTGGCGTGGTTGAACGCGGCGTCATACCTGAACCAGGCTGCCTGTGCAGATTCGTTCAGGGCATTCCTGGCATCAATGAACTCAGCGAACTCTTTATTCAGTCCGGCGGAGACTGCAGGTGCTACGTGTTTACTGAACAGGTACTCCAGCTCCTTTTCCTGTTTCAGGTCCAGCTTGTAGTCCATCGCATCTTCCAGAGTCTCAAACTGCGGGACTTGGTAGGGGCGGTAGTATTCCTGCCCATCTATCGTGACCTTGAACTTCTTAGTCTTAGGTAACAATGCGTTGAGCTTGGCGACCACTATCTCTACATGAACATTCGGGCCTTCGGTCTTCGCGTCTAAATTGGCTGCCTCTTGGAGCTGTTCGTACCAGCCCGGGTAGTTGGTGGAGCCGTGCACCAAAGACTCTTTCATGGCTTTAATGATTGAGTGAGTACTCGCACCAAAGGTCAGCTTAGTTGCGGGTTCCTTAACAAAGTTACGCTTGTTACCCACCAGTTCCATTACGTCGGTGTGGTACTGCATGGAATCTGGGGCAACACTATCCGATATGGTTCGCTCCAGGCTTACATACATATCCTCATTGCCAGCTTCTTCTTTCCACTTGGTGGAGTGACCGTACTGCTCTGCCTCGGCTTGGTTGAACATACCGAACATAGCGGTACCGACATTCTTGGCTGCTCCCAACATCACCTTACTCAGTGCAGGACCGTTCGTCACACCGTCTACCTCGAACAGAATCTCCGTGGTGAAGGTCTTGCTAGGCTTACTTGACGAGGGATCAGACAAAGCATCCAAGGCAGATAAGTAAGCGGAGTAGGAAACCAGTGCATCCAAGGCGTGCATACTGCCAGCGGCATTGGCAATCGCCAGTTGGTCAGGCCGTCCCAGGAATTCCCCGGGAGCCAGTGCTTCGGCTTTCTGTATCGCAAAGATGGCTGCTATGATCTCAGGTTTGTTCAACTCTGTTTCGAGATCAAGCATACTGGT